TAACCATGGAAACATTAAAATGTTGGTAGGATTAATGAGTTGATTATATCTGACGGTCCAAGTGGCACCACCATCAAGACTATTTAACACTTCGCGATTTTCAATCATAACACCACCATTCTTGGTTGCTTTAAAATGTGGTGTCATTGTTTGAAAAGTACTGTGTGTTGTTCTCTGCCTCTTATTATTTGGTCCACGTCTTCCATTGCGCATGCGTTGCTTTGGTTGACTAGGATTTGGGTTATTATTATGGTTCGCTTTTACTTGGTTATTCGTTTTCTTTACAAATGAATTACCATAGTTTCGTGCAGTTTTAAGAGCTTTGTTACCAGCTTTCTGCAAACCATGTTCAATTTTTAAACCTGTTCGAACAGCAGATTTTAGTTTAGCAATAGGGCCAGACATTTTAAGAGATTGATGAGTTGTAGAATCAAAACGAGGATGTCCTATCTTATTAGCCTCGTCTTCATAGGACTTTGGTTTTTCTAATTTCTCATGTGAGATGTACAATCTCTGTATCCAATCATCAGTTTTAAAAGTAGATTGAATGTTTTGCCATGTTGTGACTTTATTGACATCTCCATCGACAAGTTGTTCTTTATAATTTTGCCAAATGAAGTGTATATACTCTTTAAGAAAAGTATGAGATTCTTTGTTAAAGAAAGAGTCCATTAATAATGCATGTGCACGCATCAAATGCCATCGTGGATCAGGACAAGCAGTACCAAATGCTAGTGAGCTAAGTGTTTTTGTCATTTCGGGTATTGGAACATATGTGTCTTTGTATAATGAAAATTTATTACCAAGAAAGACTAAATCGATCAGTGGTATAGGCTCCCAATTGTTATTTTCTGTTTCAAATCGCACACCAAGTTCAAGTGCTATAATTGCTACAGATTTTCCATTAAACCATGAGATGCAATTAGGACTCACAGTAAATGTGTTATCATCACCATAAAGTGCTGCTTCCACAAATTCCATAAAGGATTCATAAGATTCAAATCCTTTACGGCCTTTTGCAAGTTGATACCAGCAATATGCTAAGATAAAAAATAGTGCCATTGTATTATCAACAACAGTATTTGATGATCCACTAGGCATTCCCGTAGATTTCATTACAACATCACCATTACTTAAAACGATCATACTGTTGATAATGTTATCGTATATGTGTCGCATTCGTTGAGCATCCTCTTTGGAATAGTTACCAAAATCAATACGCATTTGACCTATTTCATATAAAAGTCGTGCCATAAGAGATGCATCATAGCTAGCACCATCAAGATTAAAACCTTGTGGGAAGCGACCTAAACGTGTTGCGAGTTTGTGCCAGCCACGGTTGAATTTTGACATTCCAACACATGACCAACCGATTTGTT